GATTTCTTTCCCCGCGATTTCTTTTTCTTTATCTTTACGGAGTTTTAAAAGCTCTTGTACAAAACTTGTGTTAAATTTATCGCCATAATAATCAGCGCCGTCAATTTTTTCTGCTTCGCTGTAATCATCATCGCCTAATAATACTGGTCTGCCTTCTTCTCCGTCAATCGACGCTTGTTCCGCCGCTTCAAGTGGCTCTCTGTCACTTCTGACTTTCATCATACCGTCTCTTAATCCTAGTAAATTTTGTAATTCAGTAGTAATCTGATACGCACTCACTGGACGAGCAGTTGAAAATTCCATTACATAAATTTCGTAACCGCGTAATTGAGGGAAATCATAGGGTGCACTCTGTAACATTAGTTTTTTCGGCGCACTTACACCACCTTCAAGGTCGTATTTTGCTAGATGGTTTTCAATTTTCTCAATCTGAGCATCAGTAGGCTCATGAGCAAGTTTGACACGAAATCCAAAAGATTGTTTTGATTCTTGTAAATATTGTTTAAAAGATTTCATAGCACTAATTCTCCGTTACTATTATTTATCCGTTTCTTTCATTTTGCTCATAATATCTGCTAGTAGACTAGCTCGATCCCCAATAATTCTACCTTCAATCTCTTCTGGATTTTCTTCTTTATCTGCCAGGCTAGCATCTACTTTTCTAGTGTCTAAATCAAGTTTTGCTTTACGCATTTGTAGTTCAATCATCTTTAATTTTTTGTCTAGTTTGGCTTGTTTTGCTTGTAGTGCCGCTGTGAGCATTTTACTAGCACTATCAAATATAGGAGCAGCATGTCTGTCTTCTACATTTTTGCCTAAATCACACAAATCTTCAAATGTACGCATTGCTTTAGTAGCATATTCGTCCATTTCTCTGTCTAGTTGTTCTAGTCCTTGTACGATAGGCAACGCTGTGTCTACCCTTTCAGTTACATCCATTGTTTGTTTGGTAACTGTAATCTCATTTTGTACATCTACTTCGGTTCGATCTACAAGGGGAGTATCCTCTTCACCCTTAAAAACAATATCATCAAGTGGAGGGAGATTGAATTCTTCTTCAAGTTTTTTGGTCATCTTTTTTTCCTTTTGGAATTCTGTGGCTTGTTGAAAATTTCGTTTTCTGTAATAACACGAAATCCAAGCCCGTTTCCTTTACACCATGCTCTAGCCGCTTCCCATTTAGCGTGATTGACTACCGCCATTAACTGGTTTTGTCTACCCTTTGCTTCGCCTAATGTTTGTCCGGCAGGTTTGATTTCTACCATTTCAGCATGTTGTTTGCCTTCTCTATCAGTATATATCATTAATAGATCTGGTACATACGTCGTTGCCTTACCTGTGACAGGATTTTTATAAGGTATACGATGTGTTTCACTTCCCCACTTTATTATATTAGGATGGTTATCGCACATTCTAAAAACTGCGAGTTCCCAACCACTGCGATATCTAGGCATGTGTTTGCCTACATACTTTCCTGGATTTAATAATGTGTATATGCCTTGCTGAAACTTAGCCATAGATCACTATCCTATGTTTCAATTGTTTCGCTGTTCTCTAATCCTGTATCAATAAGTAGATCACGAAATTCTTTACTGTCTCCAGACACTGTAGTGAAGCCTTCATAAGCAAAAGTAAGTCCGTATTTCATTGGAGTACTATCTGAATAGTCTAGCCCATCAGCATCAACAGACGTGATAACAGGATTGTATACTGTAGTTAAACTGATATCTTCCGGAGAACTTTTTCTTACGATTTCAATTTTTTTAATAAAATATTTAAAGTTTGATAGTCTAAAACCTGCGTTACTGGTTTGTCCACCACCAAACGTGCCTGTATATATAAGATCATCAATAAATTGCTTTTCATCTTTTCTAATAAATGGCCCAGCAAAGTAATGTTCCCAATACACATTTAGAAATTTTTCTAACTGGGCATCTCTTGTGTCATAAGCACTTATTGTAATAGGTGTATAATCGTAACCAGTTTGTACGATTCTTTTTCTATTATATTGATTAAGAACTTGTGTTCTAGCACTAGCGTTTGGCATTGCTATGCTAGCAATTTTGTCAAAAACAACAGTCAGGAATCCTTCTTTTGCTGAAGGATTCCTGTATGTTAATTTAACAACGAAGTTGAATTTGTCTCTAGGTATAAGTGGCTGTGTATTCCTACCACCAGTTTGATTTTGCCCGTAGACTCCACTAGCAGCGTTATAAGGACCTAGGACTACTGCCATCGTTAATTACCTTTACGCGATTCTCGTCGCTCTAGAGTCTGCATCAGTTGGAAGTGTCGTGCCGCCATCTACTCCAAGTACATCACCAACACCAGTAATTGCGTGGCTAGCATTGTCATAACGCACAGTCATTGTAATCTGTACCATTTCACTTGAACTATAGTTTAAGTCACCGTATTGTACACTAGGTAGATAACAACCAACTAGTTCCCATGTATCTAGTATATGAGCACCTGTTTCCGCCGCGGCTGGTCCGCCGTTAGAACCGTCTAGTGTTTCAATCTTCATACTAAATTTATAGTCAGCACCTGCTTTTCTAGTACTTTGAGTACCATGATCTACTTGTTTCTGTAGTTGCTCACCAATTGCTTTAGCAACATCGCCAGTAACGTCGTCACGTAATACGATTTGAACGTCCTGCCATGTGTGTTTACCAAGCATACGAATTTTACTGTTATAAGCGTCTAGTGTCACTTCTTCATGTTCTACAGAAGGACGCTGAGCACTAATAACGTTTTGTGTAACTTTGGGCATACCAGCAGTGGTTGTCCCTAAACCACTAAACGTTACACGGAAACGATATTGTAGTTTTGGCATTAGTGAAGAATCAGCGTTGCCGCCAGTAACTGGGACGCCAAAATTTGTAATTACAGCCATTTTGTTTCTCCTTATATGAAAGTAATCTTTTCTATACTTGTATTTATACAAAATGCTCAAAAAATAACGGCGCCATTTCTGACGCCGTTGTTTCTTTAGTTAAGTGTAGTTTTATCTTATAATTCGCCAGTATTAACAATACGAATCGGAATGTAGATAAATTCTGCCGCTTTAGTAGGTTCAATAGCAACATCAATCCATAGTTCGTTGCGATCAATTCTTGCCGGTGTGTTATTACTTGTGTCACACACAACAGCATAATCGTATACACCACGCTGTGCTAGGATGTTACCCAAGAATCCGTTAAAAGTACCTTTAGCATTCTTACGAGTGTTTTCGTCATTTGGCTCGAACAAGTATGGACGACCAATAACAGCAAAACGCTCTCTCAAGTATGCTGTTAGACGTGCTACGTTAACACGATCTAGAGCACTTGCCGCAGTATGTAGTGATTTCTGACCGAATACTACTATACCTTCTGCAGGGAATCTTGCGATTGGGTTAAGTTTGTTTTCATACATAGCATCTCTATGACCTTGAGTCAATGCTACTGGAACAAACTCGTTTTCGCTATTCAAATAACCAACGTTACTTGCGTTTTGTACTTGACCACGTGTCAAACCTGCTGGAGCAAACCATTGGAATGCCACATTGTCATTGTACGCATAAGTGTACAAAGCAACATGTGATGGAGGAGCAACAACACTGTTACCACTTACTGGATCAGTTGTTAAACAACTTGGGTAGTAAGCAGCAGCATAGGTGTTTTTACCTACTAGACCATCTTCGCCATTTTCAATAGCGCCTGTGCCTTGAATCCAGTTAACTGCTTCTGTTGGGTTTAGACGGAATGGAGCGTCAACAATGATAAACGCTGTTTCGTTTCTATCACTGTTTAGTGTAACCATTTCGTCAAACATTTCTGGATAACCAGGAGCAGCAATTAAGCGGAATTGAATTGTATCTTCACGAAGTTCGCTTGCGCTAGCAGTTGCTTGCATAGCTGCAACAACTACTTTACGCTGAGCCTTGCGTAGGAAACTACCGCTTCCGTCTGCTTGGTTGCTAGCAAAGTTACGCCACTTCCATGTTGTACCTAGTGAACTGTCGTACTTACGAACAGTACCAGCACTACGACACATGTTAACACCTGTAGTAACAGTTGGATAAACTAATGGGTTTGGACCGTCTGTTAGTACATCAGCGGCTGCTACATAAGCACCACCTGCGTTAGCAGAATCAGTAATGTCACCAAATACAACACCATCGCTTGTGCTTTGGTCTGTGTTATCTTTTAGTACCCAATCCGTACCGTTATGTCTGTAAATTACAGGGTAACCATCTTCGTCAGTGTCAACCCAGTAATCACCGTCTGCTAGAGCACCACCTGCTGTATCAGTTAGCGGAGAACTTGAACCGTATTGTACGTCACTTGCTTTCATCCACTTCTGAACACCACTGTCTAGTGCTACTTCATAAATGTCTAGGTCGTCAACATCTGGATCGTACCAAATGGTTCCATCGGCTGGATTACCAGTTGGTTGAGTGGTACTTGCTTCCATTACATAACCGCCTGTAGCGACTGATGCGTTAGTAGCAATATCGTCCCACTGTTGACCAGCAGTTGTGTCGTCCCAACGCTTGATTTGTACTAAACCATTTGTTGAATCGATTGCTAACCAAATATCACCGTCAACTAATGTACGAGCAGAACCTGCTGTACCGTCTTGGTTAACATCACCAGCAATACCAGTTGGATCTGTAGCAATGTCGTTAGCATAAATTGGTGTTTTGGCAGCAAAACTACCACCAGTGGTTGTAAACAATGAAATGTCTACATCTAAACCACCTGCTGGAGTAGTTGTTCTAATCCAAATATCTCCTGCTGTAGGAGATGTTGGTGCGCTGTAGTGTGGAGCAAATGTTACGTCATTTGCTGAATATCCACTATCAAGTGCATCCCAAGATCCACTTACACCTTTGTAGTAAATAATTTGTGTTTCGCTTGCGCCGTTAACAACTTCAACTAGGAAACTATCGTTAACAACAGTGGCAGATGCCGAACCTGCTGTACTAACAATTTCAACTGTTGGAGTAACTGCTGTCCATATACCACTAGTAGAGTATTCATAGATACCATAACTAGTGCCATTTGGATTTACCCAGTAAGTTAAGTTATCTGGATCACCAGTTGGCTCACTTGAACTAGGACGTAGTTGTGTTAAGTTAACGTCAGCACGGACGATATAAGCCGCCGCACTTTGGCCGAGGAAACTATAAGCCGCTAGTAGACCATAATCGTTTGTTTCATCACCCTGTTGTACTGTACCACTTACTGTACGGAAATCAATGTTACCGAAGTATTGTGTAAGTTCACGCTGTGATGTAACTAGAATTGGCTTACCCGCATTGGCTGCTTTGGTATATTTCGCAATACCATCAGTTTCTGTATCTGTTGGGTCTACCTTATCTTGACCAGTTGCTACGAATAGAACTGGAACTGTGCCGGCACCCGCTGGACCATAAACCGACTCATCTGTTACTGTAACCTGTACGCCAGGTGAAACTAGATTTGCCATTTTAGAGCTCTCCTTTATATAATAACGTTATTAGAACTTGTCATTCTGTTCTAATCGTATTTATGCAATAGCCCTGAAATAAGCACTGATATAGAGTTATGTGTGTAGTTAACTAAGATTTTTTAGTACTTCAGATTTTAGATTATCTAAAGTTGAGGTGTTATTTATGCGAAAATCAAAATTCCAGCCAGCCCAACTCCATTCACTTGGGTGTACATCGCCCTCATTCATAATATGATTTGCTTCTAGACTACCTTGATTTGCTTTTACGGCCCAGTTCCACCATGTTGGTTTTTCATTTCTCCACACTACTGCTGTTTTTCCGCCCAATCTTTTGATAACATTGAGCTCATTATAAAAACGACAGTCACTGATAACAACGTTCTTATCTGTCATTTCAATCTGGCGTTCACATGCCGCTACCCAGATATCAGGATGGAAATTTCTTCTAAAAACGTCTGTGCCAATATGCTGTAGGGCATAACGTGGTGTAAAATCGGGTATGTCTAAACGATTTGCCCACCATGTA